CCAACAGATTACATCTGGTATCCAGCAAATCCCGTATTTGGTAGCTCTGGCACATTAAATTATTTGTTATTTTGCAATCGTGGCAATAACTTTATTAGTTTTGCTACTGGTAATGCCGCACCATCAGCGGGTTCTGCATTGTTTGTACCAACTGATCCTAACTACGATCCTACTATTTGGCAAGGGTTGGAAGATGGTTACAACATTATTGATCTTAATGCCCGTACTGGTCAGCTTATTCAAACTGGTACTACTACTGTAGGTACTGGAGAAATTGCAGTAAACAACAACCCACAAGGTCAAGTAGTTGCATCATTGGCGCAATTATTGACTTTCCCTGGCGGGGCGCAAACTTATACATCTAGCGTTGCTACATTAACCGTTGATGTATATGGCCGTGTTGTTGGATTTGTACCACCAGATACATTTAATTACACTATGACCGCTTTTGATGCTTCCAGCGGTCAAACGGTTTTCCATGTAACACGGGGAACAGAATATTTATCTGGAAACTGTTTAGTATTCCAAAATGGTTTATTGCTTGATCCTAGCGAATATACCGATACTGGCGGTTCAACTGGAAATGTCACTTTAGCAACTGGGGCTAATCTAAACGATATTATTACAATCATTTCTATGGCTTCTGTGGCCGTGTCAACTAGCACTACTTATAATAGTTTTAGTAGAAATTCAGACACATTAAGTAATACTGGATCATACACCGCATCAGGATTTACGCTAGTTAGCGGTAATGAGTTGTTATTCCTAAATGGTACAGTAATTAATGCACAAGACTATAATATATCTGGTCAAACCATTAGTTTTGTAAATGCCGTTTCTGGTGATTTACAAGTTATTCAATGGACAGATAATAATCAAGGTCAGCCAAACGGCAATCCATCAAATACTGATGTTTATACAATTCCTGGTCAGGCAACTTATCCGTTTACTTTCAATCCATTAGCATTTAATCTATATAATAATGGGGTATTATTATTAGAAACTGTGGATTATTCTGTAACAACTGGAAGCTATACATTGGCACAAACACCAACAAGCAACCTTAATATCCTAGTAGAGCAATCATTTAATAGAAATGGGGCAGTATGACACAAGCACTTAATTTAGCTAATTTAGCAAATTACATTAATTCATCTGGTAAGTTAGATGCTTCTCAAGCATTAACTGGTACGGTTACATCAACTGGATTAAATATTTCTAATGATGCTTCTATATCAGGTCTTACTGTTGGTAAGGGTGGTGGCGGTGATTCTGCAAGCACTACTGTTGGTTATCTTTCTTTAGGTGCTGGTGCTACCAATACTGGAACTAACAATACTACTGTTGGTTATGGAAGTATGTATGTAAATACATCAGGTGGTTCAAATGCCGCTTTTGGTGGTGGTGCTTTAAGATATAACACTACTGGCAGTTCAAATTCTGCAATAGGTTTTCAAGCACTAAATCAAAACACCACCGCATCTAACAACACAGCAGTAGGTTATCAGGCTGGGTATAGTAACACTACTGGCACAGGATTAGTTGCCGTAGGTCATCAAGCATTGCAATCTAATACTACTGGTGTTGCAAATACTGCTATTGGTGGTGGTTATACAGGATTTTCACCGACTGCTTTAAGTGGAAATACTACTGGTTCATACAATATTGCAGTAGGTTCAGGTGCATTGGGAAATCAAACTACCGCATCTTATAACACTGCAATAGGTTATCAATCTGGGTATGGCTCTAATGGTAACGGAAATATTTGTATTGGTTACTCATCTGGTTATGGTGCTACCACTTTAACAACAGGAACAAATAATACTTTAATTGGTTATGGAGCAAGCACAAGCGGAGCAACAGATAGCGCAGAACTTGTTATTTTGGCTGGAAATAATACAACTCCAGTAGGCAAAGGTTCAAATACAGGATTTATTTTTGTAAATAATGGCTCATCTTTTGGTGGCGTATATCAAGGCAATAACTCTACTCTTTGGTCTATTACTTCTGACCAGCGTTTGAAGAAAAATATTGTTGATAACAATGATGGTTTAGACAAGATTACACAAATTAAAGTGCGTAACTTTGAATATCGCACCGCAGATGAAATAACAGAATTGCCAAAATCTTCCGCTATTGATATTCAAGGTGTTCAACTTGGCGCAATAGCACAAGAATTAATTGAAGTATTGCCTGATTGCGTAAAAACAGAATCTACTGGTGTAATGTCTGTAGATGCAAGCAATATTACATGGCATTTAATTAATGCAGTAAAAGAACTTAACGCAAAAGTAACCGCTTTAGAAGCTAAATTAGGAGCATAAAATGGAATTAACTCACGAACAACAAGTAGCACAAGACTATAAAGCCGCATTAGACAGCGTTGCTCTTTTAGAGGCTGGCAAACCTGAAGATATGACAGACGCAGAGTGGGCTGATACTGTAGCTCGTAACAAGGCTCATCTTGAAATTCAAATTGCAAAAGGTGCAGAATATTACGGTTCTAATGATTTGACATCATTTACAGCGGCAATTAACAAATAATTTAACCACAATAGGAATATAAAAAATGAAAGATATTACATTAACACTTACACAAGATGAAGTAACTGGCTTGTTAATGGCTTTAGGCGAGTTTCAAATTAAAAGCGGATTAGGGCCTTTGGCTGGTAAAATTAAAGAGCAATTAGATGCACAAGCGGAAGTAATACCGCCCAAAGAATAAAATACAAGACATGATTTAAAGCCGCCTGTGAGGGCATAGGGGCTATATCGAGAATTGGATTAATCATGGCAATGTTTTCGCAAAATACGATCACTCAAGTTAGTGGTTTTGATAACCCTTGTATAGCGGGTGAATTGGTCTGGGAACAGCAGACTTATTGGAATTTAGACATCGTAGGGTCTGATGGTGTAACGCCATTAGATTTAACATCTGCCACGATTGATGCACAAATCATTCGTAGAACAGTTACAAATTTGCAAGATTCAAGATATGGCTTGTCGTTTGATATTGGTGATTACAGCCCAACTCCAACGCCTATTAGTCTTACTATTACAAATGAAGTTGCCGCACAAGGCAAATTTACTTTAGTTATTAACGATTCAACCTGGGGGCTAATGGCCGATGATCCAGAATTAGATATTGGCGCACAAGACTGTGTTGCTTATTCTGGTCGCATCAAAATTAGTTTTCCCGCATCAGGATCAAACCCCGCAAATGATTACATCATCTTCTTGCTATTCCTAGTGAGATCAGATGGCATTGTTGTGGAGTAATCATGGGTATAAAAGTTAATGTAACGGATCAAAATAATGTGTCCGTGTCTGTAGTGCCACAAGCACGGCAGACAGTTAAAGTTACAACTCCACCTAATCAAACTATCAAGATTGATCGTGGATTAGTTGGCCCACAAGGTTTAAGCGGGTACTCAGGCTATTCTGGCTATAGTGGCGCATCTGGATTTGGTTATTCTGGTAAATCAGGATATTCGGGTTATTCTGGTTATTCTGGTTTTTCTGGAATTAGCGGATATTCTGGTTATTCTGGTAGCGGTATATCAGGGTATAGCGGTTTTTCTGGAATTTCTGGATATAGTGGCGCAGTAGGTCAATCTGGTATATCTGGCTATTCTGGATTTTCTGGTCAATCTGGCTTTAGTGGATCAGGTGTAAGTGGCTGGTCAGGATTTAGCGGCACTTCTGGATGGTCAGGTTTTAGTGGATATTCTGGCTCTGGTGTTTCTGGATATTCTGGTTACAGCGGTATTAGCGGTTATTCGGGGTTTAGTGGCATATCTGGCTATTCTGGATATAGCGGCATAAGTGGCTACAGCGGGTCAGGCGTTTCTGGTTATTCTGGATTTAGCGGATATAGTGGCCAACAAGGTACATCCATTAACATTAAAGGCACAGTTGCAACACCAGCAGATTTACCAGCCGTAGGCAATCTTCCAAATGATGCTTACATTGTTTCTTCCAATGGCGATCTTTATGTATGGTCTGGCACAACTTGGAATAATGTAGGTGAAATTGTAGGGCCACCAGGCACATCTGGTTATTCTGGTTTTTCGGGTTACTCTGGTATTTCTGGTTATAGCGGTTTCTCAGGCATTTCGGGCTATTCTGGTTACTCAGGTATATCTGGCTTTAGCGGAAGCGGTGTAAGCGGTTATAGCGGGTTTTCTGGATATTCTGGGTCTGGTGTATCAGGTTGGTCTGGATTTAGCGGTATAAGCGGTTTTAGTGGATTCTCAGGCTATTCTGGTAGCGGTGTATCTGGCTACTCAGGATTTAGCGGTATATCAGGTTATTCTGGCGCAGTCGGACAATCTGGCACAAGTGGATATTCTGGATTTTCTGGAATCAGCGGTTACTCTGGTAGCGGAGTATCGGGATATAGCGGCTACTCAGGAATAAGTGGGCAAAATGGATTATCAGGCTATAGTGGTATTTCTGGATTTAGTGGCTATTCTGGTATTAGTGGTTACTCTGGTTCTGGCGTATCAGGATATTCTGGATATTCGGGTAGCGGCATTAGTGGATATTCTGGCTATTCTGGTATTTCTGGGTATAGCGGAATTAATGGTGCATCAGGTTATTCTGGAATAAGTGGTTACTCTGGCATCAGCGGATTCTCTGGATATTCTGGCATTAGCGGATATTCGGGTAGTGGTGTAAGTGGATATAGCGGTTACTCAGGCTATAGCGGATCAGGTGTATCTGGATATTCTGGCTACAGCGGCATTTCTGGTTATTCTGGTAGTGGCGTTTCTGGTTATAGCGGTTACAGCGGCTACTCAGGAATTAGCGGATTCTCTGGTTATAGCGGTAGTGGTGTTTCTGGCTACTCTGGTTACAGCGGATATTCTGGCTCTGGCGTAAGTGGCTATTCTGGTTATTCTGGAATTTCTGGATATTCTGGCGCAGTTGGTCAAAGTGGCTATTCTGGAATTTCTGGTTACTCAGGATTTAGTGGTCAAAACGGTGGCGGTGGCGTACAAGGCTTTTATGGTTCTTTTTATGACACAACCAATCAAACTGCCGCAAATACAACAACAGCTTATGTTGTAAACATTGGTAGTCAATTTGAAGCTAATGGCGTAAGCATTGTTTCTGGTAATCAAATTAAATTTGCAAATGCTGGTACATACAATCTTGAATATTCATTGCAATTTGCAAATTCAGATTCCAATGGCGATAATGTCGATGTATGGCTAAGAAAAAATGGTTCTGATGTTGCAGATAGTAATTCTATTTACAATGTGCCAGGTACAGCGCATGGCGGTGCTGGTGCGTTAATTGCCGCAGTTAATTATGTTTTAACAGTTTCCGCTGGTGATTATTTGCAATTAGCTTGGGCAGTTTCTAATACAAGCATTTCTATTACAACAACTAGCGCACAGACTGGGCCAACTGTGCCAGTAACGCCAGGTGTAATTGTTACCGCAACTCAAGTAATGTATACCCAATCAGGTTACAGCGGTATAAGCGGTTATTCTGGCTTTAGCGGTATATCTGGCTACTCAGGCATATCAGGCTATAGCGGTTCTGGAGTGTCAGGCTATAGCGGATATTCTGGTTCTGGCGTAAGCGGTTATTCTGGATATAGCGGTTACTCAGGCGCAGTTGGCACATCAGGCTATTCTGGCTTTAGCGGAATATCTGGTTATTCTGGAATAAATGGTACTAATGGCGCATCAGGCATTAGCGGCTATAGCGGCTATTCTGGATCAGGAATTAGTGGATATAGCGGTTATTCTGGAATTTCTGGTTACTCAGGTTATTCTGGATCAGGAGTATCGGGTTATAGCGGCTATTCTGGTATTACTGGTGCAACTGGAACAAGCGGATATAGTGGTTACAGCGGTGCTACAGGCGCACAAGGTACATCTGGTTATAGTGGGTATAGCGGTGCTACTGGCGCAACTGGCACATCAGGTTATTCTGGCTATTCTGGTTACAGCGGTTATGGTATTGCATTAACTTATGATTCGTTTACAGCCACCGCCAGCCAAACAACATTTAGCACATCATTAAGTTATACATCTGGCAAAATTGAAGTGTATTTGAATGGCGTTAAGATGGTTAATGGTACAGATGTAACAGTAACTAGCGGCACATCGATTGTATTTGGTACAGGATTAACTTCTGGTATGAGGGTCGATGCAGTTTATCCACATTAAATAATATAAAAACATGACAAAACAAGACGAAGTAAATGAGTTGATGAACAACTATGAACGGGCGGTATTCTTAAAGGGTGATGAAGTTTACCCAAGAGAATCCACCCGTTATTTTTGGGCTAGAGATAATCTTTTAGGCAAAAAGATATTAGAGATTGGTTGCTCTAATGGCTATGGCCGACAATTTTTGCCAAAAGACATTGAATATACAGGGTTAGATTACGACCCTAAAATCATTGAAAACGCCAAAGCACAAGGATGGGATGGTATTAACAAATTTGTTAATGCCGACATCAACACTTATCCATTAGAACAATACGACACCATCATTGCTTTTGAAGTGATTGAACATCTGGACAATGGGCTAGAAATTGTAAAGTTATTACAAAAGCATTGTAAAGTTTTGTTAATTACTTGCCCCTGGAATGAACCAAAAGGGTTTTGGGGTGAACATCATAAGTTACATGGAATTAACGAAAGCCATTTTCAAGGTTTTGATATTTCTTATATTGGGGAACATGGGCAAATTACAAGTTATCCGCAACTCATTAATGAACATAATCGTTTTAATCTAATGATTGCCAAATGGGACAAAGCGGCACAAAGGAAAAAAATTCTATGTTCTGTGGCCACCAGAGGGCGTTATACAACGACTTTGCCAATGGTTTTGATGGCTATAGCCAATCAGACTAAAAGCCCAGACAAGCTGGTTATTTTTGACGATAACGACAATCCCGAAGATATGCGGGAAAACCCTATATACCAGCATATATTTCAAATATTGGATTACAAGAAAATTGCATGGGAATGGTTATTTGCCGACAAAAAAGGTCAGCATCATATCCATCAAAAAGCGAATGAGATGGGCTACAAATGGGTTTGGCGTGTAGATGATGATGCTATTCCAGAACCCAATGTATTAGAACAGCTTTATACCTATGCAAGCGAAGTGTCTAAAGTTGGCGATCCAATAGGCGCAGTTGGTGGGTCAATTTTGACTTTACCAGCAATATTTGATACATCAAAATCTACAGGAAAAATTGCCGACATTGATAAAGAACCCAATATTCAATGGGGAATTATCAATAAATCAGATTTTGTAGAGCATTTGCATTGCTCATTCTTATATCGTGCTGGCGTATATGACTATAACTTAGGTTTATCCCGTGTAGCCCATCGGGAAGAAACGCTATTTACTTATGGATTGCATCAAAAAGGATATAAATTACTGGTTGCCCCTCATGCAGTAACTTGGCATTTAAAAGCGCAAGGCGGCATAAGGTCTGAAACAAATGAAGGGATGTACGCCCATGATGAACAAATTTTTAGAAATACACTACAGCTTGCCGACTACACCGTTGTTGTGCTTAATTGCGGGGCTGGTGATCATATCGTGTTTTCTCATGTGCTACCTGATATACATAACCCTATGGTATTTACTTGCTATCCAGAAATCGTGCCAGGCAGATCAATAGCAGAAGCACAAGCATTGTTTGGGGATTTAGACCGCTGGAATATCTATAAAAAGATGGCGCAATGGGATTGGAAAGACAGTTTAGAAAATGCT